TCTAGTGAAGCAATTGCTTTAATAGCAACGCAAGGATACCTTACGGATGCTTTGGACTCTAGTGAAGCAATTGCTTTAATAGCAACGCAAGGTTATCTCACTGATGCTATTGATTCAGGCGAAGTAATAAACCTAATTGATTCCGCTTACGTGGCGGCTAGATCAAGTAGTGCTTCAGCAATTACAGTACAAGACGAAGGAAGTTCGTTAACCACCGCAGCTCAAATAATAAATTTTGTTGGTAGTGGGGTAGTTGCTTCTGGAACTGGAACAACTAAAACAATCACTATTGGTGGTGGTAGCAGTGGTGGATTAGATTCTGCTGCGATCTTAAGTTTAATCGATTCGGATTACATAGGGAATAGAGCCACCATAAACTTTACGTTAGGTCAATTTGAATATTTGGCTGACAGCGGACAAACGGCATTTACAGGTAATGATGTTGATGGAAATGCATTAGCATACTCAGCCGGTAATATATTGGTTCACTTAAATGGTATTCTTTTAACTGATTCAGCTGACTATACAGCAACTAATGGAACATCTATTACTTTAATATCTGCTGCTGATAGTGCAGATTTGCTAAGTATTTATAATTTTGGGGCTGAAAGTGTAGTTGATAATTCTACTGGATTGGATTCAGCTGAAACAATTGCTTTAATAGCGACTCAAGGATACTTGACAGATGCATTAGATTCAGCTGAAGCGATTGCTTTAATAGCGACTCAGGGTTACTTGACAGATGCATTGGATTCTAGTGAAGCAATAGCTTTAATAGCAACCCAAGGTTATTTGACAGATGCATTGGATTCTAGTGAAGCAATAGCTTTAATAGCAACCCAAGGTTATTTGACAGACACAGACGTAGATTACTCTATGATGTTGACGCAACAAGGAACGTTATCCACTACTACAGGAACTGCACGTTGGTATGCACCATATAATATTGCAACCAACTCGATCAAAGCATATGTAGAAACTGCACCTGTTGGCTCTGCACTTAGTATAGATATTAAGAAGAATGGAACATCTGCGGCAACCCCATCGATCTCTGACGGAGCAGTATCTGCGACAGAAATTACTTCAGCAGTATCGCTGACTGCGGGTGATTATCTAACTGTTGATATCACTGGTGTTGGTTCTTCCACCGCAGGTGAGAATCTAAATATAGTATTCAAGTATAAAAGAACGTAATTTGGAGATAATGAATGTATACGTTAAAGTTTGAAAATGGATCACTAAATCTAATATTAAATGGCGATATTGATCAAATAATATTGAAGCAACCTTTTCGTCCGGGTAATAAAACTGATGAAAAAAGAGCATGGGCAAACAGTGCAGAAGCATTAACGTATTGGAATGATGCCCTTTCGTCAAAATATCCATTGACGTCAAATAATATAACAATAGAGGTGTCATAATGGCGTATATCGCATATGGAAATGCCGCGGCGGCATTTCCGACAGTTTACTCAGATGCAAAGTATCCAAAGGATATTGTAATCAATGGAATGCTATTTGATATAGACACGTTTACACCAAAGATTGGTTCGCATGTTATGATGTGGACAGGTGATATTTCTGTTGCGAGTAAAGTTTATACGTCCTTGGACGATGATGATGCTTATTACTTTGGATTATGGAATAATGACTCGACCGAGGGTCAATATACTACTACTATGTCACCAAACTATCCCTATGTACAAAGGGATATTAAAACTGATGGTACTCACTGGAATGTCACGACCCTTACTCAAGTCTATTACTACATCCAAGGTCAAACAGCCATTTGGGGTAGGGATTTCCTAGATCATCCTCTCAAGTGCAGTCATTATAATGAAACGACGAGTGAATATATCGATATGTACCCGAATCTAAACTACAGCGGGAGGCATGCTTGCTATGCAGGTGGTGATGGATGGACTAGATATCAAGATAGAACTTATGATGGCTCTACTGCTAGTTCATTTCTTTGGGACGCAGACACGGATTCTGGAATGTTATTCACCATGAATGCCTCAAGCGCGTCTATAAACATCCAGCAACTTGCCGTTAGAAATTACTCTTCAAACTCATTGTTGCATACAACCACGACTACTTCTCTATATGCACCATCAACAACAGATCCTGTATTCATACATCATTTGACTAAATCAAATAATGGTGATCATTTCTTCTTGGGACATATGGGAGGTCTCGGGGTTGGTTCTGGTGACAACGTTGATCTATTGCGTTATGATAACTCAAGCAATGGAATAACGGTAGAATATAATGATTTTGCCGAACCAGGAGCTGGCACGGGTATGCCAATGTCCATTCCCTCAAATGTAGTATATCATCAAAAAACTGCTGACGCATCAACCAGTAAAAAAATATGTTATTATTTCGAAATAGACTCTGCGTCTTTTGGTGCTGCCGGCAATCTGCCGTGGTTTATTGAAATAGATGTAGTAAACAATACAATAACTAATACTCAATGTACAGGTTCGTTTCCAACTTTAGATGGGGCAGATGATGATTTGTGGACCGGATCGTTTACTGAAGGAGAAGGCCCATATGTATTGTTAGAAAATAGAATTTTAAGTGCATCTCAAGATATTGATTCGCAGAAGTATTTGTTTAATTTCATACAATCAAATGGAATTTCACATGCTACTCCCTATGATCATTGCTACATGATGACTAAGATTAGTGCAGCAAACCCAACTGTCTTATCAGCAATTGCTTCTTCTACCACATTTGGTGTCTGGGAAGATCTTCTTACTGCTTCAAGCAAAAACACTGCTACAAACGATATTGTACCTTGGTGTGTCGCACCACTTAACGTTGAACACACACTGATGATGGTCTACACTAAGTATTCAACACACCTAATAAAGTTTGACACTTCTGCTGAAACCCTTACAGAAATTTGGATGGACGATGATACTTACTTTAATGAAGTTATGTGGTTACCATCAGGCAAGATTCTTACAGGAAATTACGAAAACAAATTCGGAAACGACGCAATTTATGTTATTCATGACGCTCCAAGACCAATTCAAGTGTGGGCTGAAGATTTGATTTATAATGTTGATATCACAACATCAAGTAATTACGTAACATACGCAGGTTCTGATGTAACCAATACATTGTCAATTAGTGCGTATGATGGTAATGATGCAAGAGTTGCAACCGATCTTACTTTGCAGATTGTCGGTCCTGCATTATTTGATAACTCAACTAAAACAAAGTCTGTTACAACGTCAACATCTGCCGGAGTAAGTGAAACAATTACAATTAATGATGATGGCCATGTTGAAGTTAAGGTAATAGAGATTCAATCATGAGCAGAATCTATAATAATAAACATTATACTAATCATCATGCATATCATGCGCTGAATATCAATGGTGTTCCCCCGACAGGGCAAAATACTAAAAACGATTCGCATGGTCTTATTGAGGTAGTTCGTAGTCATGCTCTGTCAAGTAATACTCATCTTGCACAAATTATAGTATCGCCGACTATCCCTGATGGAAAGTTGACAGAACATGAAATTGCAAGATCGGGTAAATATACTTTTTATCATGTGAATACAAGATCAGAACATAATATTAAAATTAATGGCAGTTCCACCTACCCAAATGCGAGTTACTTGACTATAAGAACTACTCGATACATTAGGGATACTTACTCTTCAAAACTAGTCACTGCATCTAGTGGAGGATCGTCAGCAGTTACGCAATATTGGTCTTAACTTTAATGCATAAATTAAAGGTGTATGGTGTTATACGTATAAATAGAACTAAGAATTCTTAATCTTAGGACTACGTAATATGGCACTTCCGGCGACCAGACAACAGTACATCGATTACTGTCTTCGTAAGCTTGGCGATCCAGTTATTGAAATTAACGTGGATGAAGACCAAATACAAGACAGAATCGATGAAGCCTTTTTGTATTACCGTGAATATCACTCAGATGCATCTGTTCGCACATTTTTAAAGCATCTAATTACTTCTGATGATGTAACAAATGAATATATTACGTTATCAACTGATATTCTCTTTGTATCAAAAGTATTTCCGCTATCAGGTGGGCTAACAGGTCGTGGTATGTTTGATATAAAATATCAAATGATGCTAAATGATATGTCCAGTATGATTCATTTTGCTGGTGATCTTGCTTATTATGAGCAGATGCAACAGTACTTGTCTTTATTAGATATGAAATTAAATGGACAACCCCAAGTACAACACTCACGTCGAGAAAATCGCCTGTATATTCATGGTGATTTTACAGATGGTGATATTAAAGCAGGTGATTATATTATTGCAGAAGTTTATACGCAATTAAATCCTACTACTAATACATCAATTTGGGCTGACATGTGGCTATTAGAATACGGAACAGCTCTTATCAAACAACAATGGGGTCAAAACTTGATTAAGTTTGAAGGGATGCAGTTACCAGGTGGTGTTATTATTAATGGGCGACAGCTTTATGATGATGCAACAGGAGAAGTTGAAAAGCTACGAGAGAATATTCGTATGGAACATGAAATGCCAGCCGATTTCTTTGTAGGATAACATTATGGGAATGAACCCCTATTTTAGTCAAGCGGTTAGGTCAGAACAAGGCCTATACGAAGATATTACGATTGAAGCTTTAGAAATCTATGGCCAGTCAGTCTATTATATTCCAAGAACCCTAGTTAATGAAAACACTATTTTTGGTGAAGATATTCCTTCTACATTTAGTAGTGCTCATAAAGTTTCGATGTATATAGAAAACGTTGAGGGATTTGACGGAGAAGGTGATCTTTTCACACGCTTTGGTGTAGAAATACGGGATGAAGCCACATTTATTGTAGCAAGACGAAGATGGGAAAGAATGGTCTCTCGGGCTAACACCGCAGTTACTGTTGATAGGCCTAAAGAAGGCGATCTAATATATTTAGGCATGACTAAAAAATTATTTGAAATTATGCACGTTGAACATGAACAGCCTTTCTACCAATTGTCTAATCTTCCTGTTTATAAAATGCGTTGTCAATTATTCGAATACAGTGGCGAAGATTTGGATACAGGCGTCGATGCTATTGATGTCATAGAAAGAAGTTATGCATATACGTATACGCTTACGCTTACTACAATTAGTTCTCTTACTGATCCAATTACGATTGGTGATACTATTACTCAAACGCTTGATTCAGCCGCTAATCTCACAATTAGTGGAGAAGTATCTGGGTGGTCAGATTCTGATCAGAAATTAGATGTTATCCATGTTGGTGCTTCTGATGGATTGTATCATACATTCTCTACCTCAGGTGCAAAACCAATAACTATTGGTGATACTACTGGTTACTATATGACTACTATTATAGAAGATAATAAGCTTTCAGCGACTGAGCAAAATGATATATTTGAAGAGTTTACAGATTTCTTAGATTTTACTGAGAATAATCCATTTGGTGATCCGGAGTAATTATGTTTGGAAACTACTTCTATCATGAAAAAATAAGAAAGTGTGTATCACTTTTTGGTAGATTATTTAATGACATTTACGTTATTCGCAAGAATTCTTCTGGTGGGGGAGTTAGTCAACTTAAAGTACCTCTATCATATGCCCCAAGGCAGAGGTATTTAGAAAGAATACGTGAAAATGCAGATTTAGTTAACAACACTTCGGTTGCTATTAAACTCCCGCGGATGTCATTCGAGATAACTAATTTCTCATACGATACATCTCGCCAACTAACAAAGATGTCTACTTTTAATACAGTAGGTACCGCAAATACAAATAGAAAGAAATTTTTCCCTCCAGTTCCATGGACATTAATGTTTCAATTAAATATTTACGGCAAAAACCAAGATGATGTTTTGCAAGTTGTTGAACAGGTAATACCATATTTTAATCCGCAGTATACTTTGACTATTAAACCATTCCCTACTGATTACCCGGACTTTAAAGAAGATATACCTATCATTATACAGTCTCTTGGTTTCCAAGATGATTTTGAAGGCTCGTATGAGCAAAGAAGAACTATTGTATATCAATTAGATTTTGAAATGAAAGTAAGCTTTCATGGCCCAGTTAATACTTCTAATGTTATTAGAACAGCTAAGGCTGAGCTATTTAATATGGGTGCTGGTTTTTTAGATTCAGATATATCACTTGAAACACTGACTATAGTAAGTGACCCTACTGATGTTATTGGATTGGCTGATTCCGATTTTGGATTTACAACTACTATTGATTTTACGGATAGCGCATAATGAAAGATAAAAATGATAATGTAAAAAGTGATTATGATTATTCTCGTGAAACATACTATGACTTAATTGAAAAAGGTCGGGAAGGACTGGAAGATATGATTCATGTTGCACGTGAATCTGAGCATCCTCGAGCATATGAAGTCCTTGCAGGTATGTTAAAAAACGTAGCAGATATTAGTGATAAGCTTATGGATTTAAATAAGAAGCACTCTGATATAACGGAACCAAAAAATCAACAAAAACAAATCGAACATCAACAAAATATATTTGTAGGATCTACAGCCGATTTACAAAAAATGTTACATGCAGAAAGTGAAATAATCGATGTCAAGCCTGATCCAGAATGAATCCTATTTAGGTAATCCAAATGTTAAACGTGATGGGATTAACCAACAATGGGATCAAAGCCTTGTTAAAGAATATGCAAAATGTATGCAAGATTCTGTGTACTTCTGTGAAAACTATGTTAAAGTAATTGCTCTTGACCGTGGATTAGTACCTTTCCATTTATACGATTATCAAAAAAGTATGTTTGGTCATTTTACTGCAAATCGGTTTAATATTGTTTTAGCATGCCGGCAATCAGGTAAATCAATCTCCGCTTGTGCGTATCTTTTATGGTATGCGCTATTTCATTCAGAAAAAACAATTGCTATTATGGCAAACAAAGGTGCAACAGCACGTGAAATGCTTGGTCGCATTACTTTGATGTTAGAGAATATTCCATTTTTTCTTCAACCTGGGTGTAAAGCACTCAATAAAGGATCTATAGAGTTTAGCAATAACTCACGAATTGTTGCTGCAGCTACGTCTGGCTCTTCTATTCGTGGTATGTCTGTTAACCTATTGTATCTTGATGAGTTTGCATTTGTTGAAAGAGCTGCGGAATTTTATACTTCAACCTATCCAGTAGTATCGTCAGGTAAAGAAACAAAAATTATTATTACCTCAACCGCAAATGGTATTGGTAACATCTTTCATAAAATTTGGGAAGGTGCGCTGCAAGGTATAAATGAGTTTCAATCATTCAGAGTAGATTGGTGGGACGTTCCGGGTCGCGACCATGATTGGAAGACACAGACTATTGCAAATACGTCTCAGCTGCAGTTTGACCAAGAATTTGGTAATACCTTTTTTGGAACTGGTGATACACTCATCAACGCGGAGACCCTGATGGGTCTCCGTGCCCATGATCCTATTCGTACCCTTGAAGCGGGGGACCTTCTCGTCTATAAAGAGACGACTAAAAACCACGAATATATCATGACAGTTGATGTAAGTAAAGGAAGAGGTCAGGACTATTCTACTTTTACATTGATCGACATTTCGGTTCGACCCTTTGAACAGGTCGCCGTGTATCGCAATAACACTATCTCGCCCTTGCTCTTCCCTAACATTATATATAAGTACGCAAAAGTCTACAATGAGGCTTATGTAGTAGTTGAATCTAATGACCAAGGGACTGTAGTATGTAATGGATTATATTATGAATTCGAATACGAGAACATGCATGTATCATCTGCGATAAAAGCATCAGGCCTTGGTATTGAAATTACTAGGAAAAGCAAGCGATTGGGATGCTCTTCGATCAAAGATATATTAGAACACAATAAGCTTATAATCCATGACGAAAAAACTATATTAGAAATATCTACATTTGAAGCAAGGGGCCAATCGTATGAAGCTGCTTCTGGAAACCATGATGATTTAATGATGAATTTAGTTATGTTTGGGTATTTTGTATCAACACAGTTCTTTGGTGACATGACTGATATTAATCTTAAACAAATGTTATTTGAGCAAAAAATGCAAGATATAGATGACGATATTGTTCCATTTGGTATTATTGATGATGGTTTAGATGAATTACCATCATCAAGTGAATTCTCGCCATGGGCAGTTGAATACGACCCAAATTTGTAATTATATAAATAATAGCTGATTGAGATACAACCGTATAATGTTAACATATAATTAGTAACCGAAAAGGAAGAAAAATGGCACTATTCACACCGTCCGAATCTCCTGCGGTTGTAGTCAAAGAAATTGACTTAACAGGTGGTGTTCCAAATGTTCAGTCAACTACAGGCGCAATTGTAGGAAACTTTAGATGGGGCCCAGTTGAACAAAGAAAAGCTATTGCTAATGAAGCACAGCTTGTCAGTAATTTTGCCTCGCCCGACACATCTAACACAATTGATTTTCACAGCGCTTCTTATTTTTTAAGATATTCAAGCTCTTTGCAAGTCGTACGAGAAGTTACAAGTGCTGCGCAAAACGCGTATTCAAGCACTAAAGCTTCGCTCATAACTGGATCGGAGGTTATTCAAGGAGATAGCACTGGTTCAAATTTAAACGCAACTACACTAGCAGTTAACCCACTGCATACTGCGTCAGAAGCATTAACTCTGCGAAGAAACGCAGCAACAGCTACGCATCAAAACCAAAACGTTGTTATCAAAAATCTAAATGACTTTGAATCACAAACTGCAGCATTAAGTGATACTACATCCGCTATACTTTCAGCCGTAAATGGCGACAGTGATGGTGCTGGTGTACTTTATTATGATGTAGATTCTGCAAGTTCAAATGCTCAAGATGTTGGTAACCATACGTTTATTGCAAAATATCCAGGTGAATTAGGAAACAGCATTAAAGTTTCAGTTTGTCCGCCTGTTGCATCAGCGTTTAGTGCATGGGATTATAAATCATATTTCGACGCGGCACCTTCAACTAGTACTTTTGCTAGTAATAGAGGTTGTTCAAAGGACGAAATTCACGTAGCAGTAGTTGACGAAGACGGATTATTCACTGGAACTAAAGGAACTGTTCTTGAAACATACCCATTTGTTTCGGTCGGATCGAATGCCCTTTCTGCAGATGCGGTTGCTAATTACGCTAAAGACGTAGTTAATAACAATTCACAATATGTATGGTTAGCTAACTTTGACTCAGACTATAGAGTTTTAGGTGCCGGAAATGCTATTAGCGCTTTAAGTGTTAGCACATTCTTAGGTGATAGCCAATCTGTTAAAGACCATAGTTTCTCAAATGGAGTTAACTCAGCTAGCTTGGGTACAGCAGAAATCTTAAGTGGATTTGATTTATTCGAAGACGCAGATCAAGTAGAAGTTGATTTTCTAATTGCCCCTGGCTTAAGCTCACAAGCAGATCAAAAAACAGTAGTTGCTGATCTGAATACGACTGCCAGTAGCCTTCGTAAGGATTGTGTTGTTGTTGCTTCGCCTGCTAGAAGTGATGTTGTTGGTGTTACAAGCGCTGCAGCTATCGTTACTAGTATCGAAACGCAAATGACAGGCGCAAATGCCTTCCCAAGAAGTTCTTACCTCATAGTTGACGGAAACTATCTGAAAGTCTATGATAAATATAACGACGAGTACATCCAAATCCCTGCAGCATCTTCAACTGCTGGTATTATGGCTGCAACTGATCTCAATAGAGCAGCATGGTTCTCACCTGCTGGTGCTAGAAGAGGCCAGTATTTAGGAATTACTTCATTGGCATATACACCTACTAAAGCACAAAGAGATACTTTGTATAAAAACGGTGTTAACCCAATTGCAAATATTCCTGGTCAAGGTACAATTCTCTTTGGTGATAAGACTGCACTTGCACGTCCATCAGCGTTTGATAGAATTAACGTAAGACGTTTATTCTTGATTCTTGAAAGAGCAATTAGTAGAGCAGCGCAAAATGTACTGTTTGAGTTCAACGATGAGTTCACAAGAGCTGAATTCGTTAATATTGTTGAGCCAGTCTTAAGAGAAATCAAAGGACGAAGGGGTATCACTGACTTCCGTGTTGTAGCCGATGCTACAAATAACACTGCTGAAGTTATTGATAGAAATGAATTCATCGCTGATATCTTCATTAAGCCGGCACGGTCAATCAACTACGTTACTCTAAATTTCGTAGCTGTGAGAACTGGTGTTGACTTTGAAGAAGTCGTAGGCACGGTGTAAGGAGAAAATAAATGGCAGTTTTAGGAGTCGATGACTTTAAATCAAAACTGAGAGGTGGTGGTGCCCGTCCTAATCTATTTAAGGCAACCATTAATTTCCCAGGTTATGCCGAGGGAGATGCTGAACTAACATCGTTTTTATGCGAAACAGCTCAGCTTCCAGGGTCAACGTTTGGGACAGTAATAGTTCCTTTTAGAGGTCGCCAGTTAAAAATGGCTGGTGACCGTACATTTACTGATTGGACAGTAACCATTATTAACGACACTGATTTTGCAGTTCGTAATTCAATGGAGCGCTGGATGAATGGTATTAACGCTCATTCCGCAAACACCGGTCTTGCAAGTCCTATTACTTATGAGACAGATTTGTTTGTAGAACAACTCGATAGAGAGGGAAACACTGTAAAGAAATATGACTTTAGAGGTGCATTCCCTACTGACTTATCTCCAATTGAGGTAAGTTATGGAGCAGCAGATGAAATTGAAAGATTTCAAGTAACATTTGCTTTCCAGTATTTCGAAACCGATACTACAACATAGTAATATATAGTAGTGTAAGAGAATAGGGACTAGGCTTCTAGTCCCATTTCTTTAAAGAATTTTAAATTGTAATGAGACTATTGCTAACAATTGGGCAGAAAGAATGGCAGAATCAGACAGAAGTATAAAACTTTTTGGCTTTGAAATCAAAAAAGCTAAAGACGATGATCCGAAGAAAAAAGCTTCGATCGTACCAGCACGTGACGACGATGGTGCCGGATATGTAACTGCATCAGGTAGTCATTATGGTCAGTATCTAAATATGGATGGTGACGATTCAAAAGACAACTACCAGTTAGTAATGCAGTACAGAGGTGTAGCAATGCACCCAGAAGTTGATATGGCTATTGAAGAAATTATTAATGAAGCAATTACTATTGATAAAGAAAAGAAAATTGTTGATGTTAATTTAGATAATTTAGAGATATCCGATTCTATTAAAAAACAAGTAAAAGACGAATTCGACACAATTTATGGAATGTTAGACTTTGGAGAATATGGCCATGACATTTTTCGTAGATGGTATGTAGATGGAAGAATATATCACCATCTAGTTGTTGATGAAAGTAATTTAAAAGGTGGCATCAAGGAAATTCGTCCTATTGATGCATCTAAAATGCGTAAAGTCAAACAAGTTAAAACCAAAACTGACCAGGCTACTGGTGCTAAGATCATTGAGAAGGTTGACGAATATTTTGTATATCAGGATAAACCTGGTGCACAATCATCTGCTGGCGTTAAAATGACCGAAGATGCCGTATCATATGTTACTTCCGGGATGTTAAACGAAGATCGTAAAAAAATCGTATCATATTTGCATAAATCATTAAAGGCAATTAATCAGCTAAGAATGATGGAAGATGCTGTTGTTATTTACAGGCTTGCACGTGCACCTGAGCGTAGAATGTTTTACATTGACGTGGGTAATATGCCAAAGGGTAAAGCTGAGCAGTATATGAAAGATATTATGGCTCGTTACCGTAATAAACTTGTGTATGATGCTAAGACTGGCCAAATACGTGATGACCGGAAACACATGTCATTACTCGAAGATTTTTGGCTTCCACGTAGAGAAGGTGGTCGTGGTACTGAGATATCAACACTACCTGGTGGGCAAAATCTTGGAGAAATTGAGGATATTGTATATTTCCAAAAGAAAATGTATAAATCTTTAAACGTACCTGTTGGTCGGTTAGAGCAAGAAGCTTCGTTTAGCTTAGGTAGAACTTCAGAGATTACAAGAGATGAACTTAAATTTCAAAAGTTTATTGACAGATTACGTAGAAGATTCTCGCATTTGTTTTATGGCATTCTTAAAAAGCAATTATTGCTAAAAGGAATTATTACAGAAGAAGATTGGAATAATTGGAAATCCGCATTAACTATGGATTTCACAATGGACAATCATTTTACTGAATTAAAGAGTGCAGAGATTTTACGTGAAAGAGTGCAAACTTTAGACATGATACAAAATTACGTAGGTGAGTACTTCTCAAAAGAATGGGTCTTAAAAAATGTTTTAAATTTAAGCGATGATATGGTTGAAAGAATGAGAGATGAGATTGCTAGTGAAGGCCCAAAAGAGCCAGATGAAACAGAGCAATAAGTAAATTATTAATCTAAAAAGGAAATAAACAATGAGTGAAGTTGAAAATTTAATTCAGGCTATATCAGATAAAAACTTTTCTGCTGCCACAGAAATTTTTAATGACCAAATTGGTCAAAGAATGGCAAGTGCTTTAGACCAAGAAAAGATTGGTATAGCAGATGCAGTTTATAATGGTGTTCAAGCAGCTGCTGACGATGACCAACAGGATATTGATGATGACGATACTGATGTTGACATTGATGATATCATGGCTGATGTCACCGATGAAGACCTTAATGATGATGATGATCTGGAAAATTAAATTTATATAAATAATTAGGAATAAATAGAAATATGAAAGTATTTACTGAAGTAAGAAAAAAGATGCCGCCTGGAGAACATATCTCTGATTTTAAAGTGGGCCGTATTTCAGTAATGATTCATAAAGATAAGGGCAAGTTTATAGCCTACGTAGATGGCGATAAGCTTGATGCTTATAATTCACAAAAAGAAGCAGAAAAAACTGCTACGCAATTTGTGAAAGAATTTGGAAAAATGAAATGAAACTGATTGCTGAATATACTGATCAAAATCTAGAAATGATTGTAGAAGCAAATAAAGATGGCAGTAAAAAATATGCTATCGAAGGTGTTTTTGCTTCAGCTGAACAAAAAAATAGAAATGGTAGAATATATCCAAAGGCTGTTATGGAATCAGCTGTTGGTAAGTATGTTGATGAACAAGTTTCAAAAGGTAGAGCTGTTGGAGAACTCAATCATCCTGAGGGCCCAACAATCAACCTAGATAAAGTTTCACACAAGATCGAATCTCTTCATTGGAAGGGAAATGATGTTGTAGGAAAGGCGACAATACTGAACACTCCTATGGGTAAGATCGTTGAAGGTCTTCTCGATGGTGGCGTCCGGGTTGGCGTTTCAACTCGTGGTATGGGAAGTCTGCAGAGAGGCGGTGGTGCAATGATGGTTGGTAACGACTTCATGCTCAACGCTGTAGATATCGTCCAAGATCCATCTGCACCAAATGCTTTTGTTAATGGAGTTATGGAAGGTGTAGAATGGGTATGGAATAACGGTATGGTCGAAGCAAGACATATTGAACAAATGGAGACCGAAATTAGGAAAGCTCCACGAAAAAATCTCTATGAGGTACAAGTTCGTGAGTTTAAGAATTTCCTCTCGTTACTCAAATCAAAATAAAAGGAGTCAATTATGACTGATCAATATACTGAAGATCAAGAGCTCCATGATGCCGTTGAGAACGAAGTCGTGGAAATGGCAACTGCTCATGATCCTAAGAATGCTGAAGCTCAATCTGTAGATTCTGTGGATAAAGCTGGTGAAGCAACTGGAACCGCTAAAAAGCGTAAAGGTGACAACACCAAAAAAGATCCGATGCCTAAGACAAAAGCTGGTATGATTAATGCCGCTTATCAAATGATGTCAAAAGCTAAGAAAGAAGACCTCAGTGTCATGCTTTCTAAGATGATGGCTGAAAATTTGGATGTCGAAGAAGGCGCAGAAGAGCAGGTAGAAATTCAGTACCAAGCTGATTTTTCACAAGACCTTAATGCACTTATTTCTGATGAAGCTACTTTATCAGAAGAGTTTAAGGATAAAGCCGAAGTAATCTTCGAAGCAGCAATTAAATCAAAGCTGTCTGAAGAGATCGATCGTCTTGAAGCTAAGTATGATGAAGAGCTTTCCGAAGCTGTAACATCTACTAAGTCTGAGCTTGTAGAAAAAGTCGATTCATACCTCAACTATGTAGTTGAACAATGGATGGAAGACAACAAAGTCGCTATCCAGAACGGTCTTAGATCTGAGATTGCCGAAGACTTTATGACAGGCCTGAAAGGTTTGTTTGAACAGTCTTATATCGAAGTACCTGAGTCTAAAGTCGACCTCGTTGATGATTTGGCAGATGCTGTTGAGAAGCTCGAAGAGCAACTTAACGACGCAACTGGTAAAGCTATCGAAATGGCAGAAGCCCTTGAAACTTATGCGCGTGACGCAATTATCCGTGAGCATTCACGTGATCTTGCTGAAACTCAAGTTGAAAAGCTTAAGTCACTAGTTGAAGATATTGATTTTGAAGACGAAGAAACATTTTCTAGGAAAGTTTCAACAGTTAAAGAATCATATTTCGCAAAACCCGTAACAGAGTCTACAGAAGCTGCATATGTCGAAGCTGATGAGGGTGATTCACCCGTTCAAGTTTCAGGCTATATGGATAGCTATCTTAAAGCTCTCGAAAAAACACATAAATAAGGAGTATCCACAATGATGGATTCGTATGATCGTCTGATCGAAAAATGGTCTCCAGTACTCGACAATGAGTCAGCTGGTAAGATCCAAGACAACCATCGTAGAGCTGTTACAGCTGCTATTTTGGAAAACCAAGAAAAAGCATTTGCTGATGAAGCTGCACAAGGATCATTCCTTAGTGAAGCCGCACCTGCTAACGCTACCTCAGGTACTGCAAACTGGAACCCAGTATTGATTGCACTTGTACGTCGTGCAATGCCTAACTTAATGGCATATGACGTCTGTGGTGTGCAGCCAATGTCTGGTCCAACTGGCTTGATCTTCGCTATGAAGTCACGCTATAAGTCAACATCCGCTGGTGCAACATCAGGCGACGAAGCGTTGTTTAATGAAGCAGTTACTGGATTCTCTGGTGACTCAGGAACTACTCAAACTGCTAGTTCTTCAGGACTGAATGACTCATCATCAAACCCGGTTGGTATCGATAATGATCGTAGTACAGGTCTAGCAGCTGGTGGTATGTCTACTGCTGATGCTGAATCAATTGGATCTGGTGCAGGTTCTGATTTCCAGGAAATGGGCTTCACAATCGAAAAAGCAACTGTTACTGCTAAGTCTCGTGCGCTGAAAGCTGAGTATTCTTTGGAATTGGCTCAAGACTTGAAAGCGATTCATGGTCTAGACGCTGAGACAGAGCTTGCAAACATTCTGTCTACAGAGATTCTTGCTGAAATCAACCGCGAAGTAATTCGTACAATCAACTCACAAGCTAAGACTGGTGCCGCTACAGCTAATACAGCTATTGATGGTATCTTCAACCTAGCTTCTGATGCCGATGGTCGTTGGTCAGTTGAGAAGTTCAAGGGTCTGATCGTTCAAATTGAGCGTGAAGCTAATACAATTGCTAAAGAGACAAGACGTGGTAAAGGTAACTTCATCATCGTTTCTTCTGATGTAGCATCTGCACTTGCTGCTTCTGGCATGCTGGATTATTCTCCTGCTATGTCAACTGCCTTGCAAGTAGATGATACTGGCAACACATTTGCTGGTGTTCTTAACGGACGTACTCGCGTATATGTTGATCCATATGCATCACAAGACTATGTTAACGTTGGTTATAAGGGTACTAACCCATATGACGCTGGCGTATTCTACTGCCCATACGTTCCATTAACTATGGTACGTGCGGTTGGGGAAGATACATTCCAGCCTAAGATCGGCTTTAAGACTCGTTACGGTATGGCTTCAAACCCATTCGTTGGGTCAACTGCGGCTGATGGTCTTGCAACTGTTAAGACTAACCAATACTACAGAATCTTCAGAGTTGACAATATTCTGACTGCTTCTTAATATAAGTAAATAATAATAACTATGTTTCTCCTTTAGTTATTTGGGGCTCTTCGGAGCCCCTTCTTTTAGGTATAAATAAAAACATGGCAGAATTAACAGAAAACTTCAATTACCTTCAACCGACCAGCTTTAAGTTGGTGCTTGATAGAACCAATTACCCGAACCTAGAGTTCTTTTGTCAAACTGTAACTCATCCAGGAATGCTACTGAGCTCAGTAGAGGTTCCTTTCAGAAAGATTCGTGGTGTACCACTTGCAGGTGACACATTAACCTTTAATGAGTTATCGGCAAATATTATTCTAGATGAAGATATGAAAGGCTATAGCGAAATGTATAGCTGGATCAGAAGAATAGTAGATAAGAATTCACCTGATCAGACGGCTAAATCAAATCTTGATGTTCCACACTATGCGGATATAACACTTCATATTTTGTCAAGCCATAACAATACTACCAAACAAGTTAAGTATATAGAATGCGTGCCAACGTCTTTAGGTGATATACAATTTGAATCTACGTCAAGCGGAGATAGTTTTATATCATTTGCTGTATCATTTAGGTTTATATACTTCGAATTACAGAATATAGATACTACTACTGGAGCGATAACTGACGACTTTATAGGAACAAGACTCGTACGTCCGACATCGGCGTAAATTTATTATAGGATATATTATGCTTGAATTGAATAATATTCTCACTATGTGGGAACAAGACTGCAAAATTAATAATATGAAGTTAGATGATGTTTCGCGTGAGACACCTAATCTTCATGCAAAATATCTTAGGCTTTTATCTGAGTCAAAACTTCAATTTAAAAGAGCTGAATTTAAACAGAAAATTTTGCTAAAGGATAAATGGCTATATTATAATGGCAAAATGTCCCAACATGAATTAGAAGAAAAAGAATGGGACCCAGACCCGTTTAATGGCTTAAAAGTTCTGAAAGGTGAAATGGAACATTATTATAATTCTGACCCTGAAATCCAAAAATCCGAAGAGCTTATTGAGTATTGGAAAACTACTCGAGATACACTAATAGATATAGTTGATAATATAAAATGGCGCCATCAAACAATTGGCAACATGATCAAGTGGAGACAATTTGAAGCTGGAAGCTGATACCGTAATTGTACGTAAGCTAAGCCATTCTACTTTACAAGTTGAGTGCGACTTTGGTCAGGCCCAAGAACTGAATGAATTCTTTTCATTTTTTGTTCCTGGCTATAAATTTATGCCTGCATTTCGCAATAAGCTTTGGGACGGGAAGATTAGGCTATTCAATGTAAGGTCTAATGAATTACCGGCTGGACTCATCGATCACCTTGAGAAATTTGCCGGTCAGCGTGGCTATACCATACACACAGAAAAAACCGAGTATGGATACCCGGACAATTCCGCTAATAACGACAAGATAGATCCAAAGGAAATAATTGATTTCATTCATAGCATTAACCTTCCATTTGAGATACGCGATTATCAATTTGATGCAGTATGTAAGGGTCTTGAAAAAAAGCGTGCCATTTTATTATCACCTACTGGTTCTGGTAAGTCCCTTATAATTTATATATTAGTTAGGTATTTCTTAGAACGGTTAGCCGAAGAATACCAGAAAGTATTGGTAATTGTTCCAACTACATCATTAGTAGAACAAATGACAAATGATTTTGTTGACTATGGTTATACGCCTGATGGTGTACACAAAATATACTCTGGTAAAGAAAAGAATACTGATATACCAATTATAGTATCCACTTGGCAGAGTATATATAAATTAGAAAGATCATGGTTCGAACAATTCGGTATAGTAATTGGTGACGAATGCCATGGGTTTAAGTCTAAATCGCTTACATCAATCATGAACAAGTGCACAGAAGCAGCATATAGGTTTGGAACAACCGGAACATTAGATGGAACACAGACACATGAGCTTGTATTACAAGGCTTATTCGGAAGAGTATCAAGAGTTACCACAACAAGAACTTTACAAGATAACGATACATTAGCAAAACTTGAGATTAGGCGATTGGTGCTTAACTACCAGGATTTAAAAGATTTTCAAAAGAAATCATATCAAGAAGAAATTGATTGGATCGTAAGACACGAGAAGCGTAATCAGTTTATTCGCAATCTTGCTCTCGATCAAAAAGGTAATACCTTAGTATTGTTTCAATTTGTCGAAAAACATGGTAAAATACTATTTGACTTAATAGAGGATAAAGCACGTGAAGGAAGAAAAATATTCTTTGTATCGGGGGCAACAGAAACTTCAGACCGAGAAGCTATACGAAAAATTACGGAGAAGCAAGCTGATGCCATTATCGTCGCGAGCTTGGGTACTTTTAGTACTGGTATTAACATCAGGAATTTGCATAACATTGTCTTTGCTTCTCCTTCAAAATCTCAGATCAGGGTCCTCCAATCCATCGGGAGAGGTTTACGTAAATCAGATGACGGGCGTATCACACAATTGTATGATATCACGGATGACCTTTCCAACGGAACCACGCAACAAAATTTTGCTCTATTGCATTCCTATGAAAGACTAAAAATGTATAAAGCTGAGAACTTCATATATAAGACATATAAGATAAACATATAAACCGGAGATATAATGGAACTTAGACAATTTAAGCTAACCAATAACGAAGAAATTATATGTGATGTTATAGAGTGGGATGACGAAGAAAATAATCAAATAGTAGTTAAAAAAGCTCTAAGAATAATTGGCACCGATGATTTCGATGAAGATGGTAACTATCAAGCTTTGAAGTATTATACGTATAAGCCCTGGGTGCTAATGAATACCGATCCGGATGCATTGGTACTCATTAACGCAGACCATATTGTAGCTGAAACCATTCCATGCAAAGTTGCAGTGGAATACTATGTTGATGTTATTAAAGATCTGGTCGCAGAAGAAGTGTCTGATACATTAGATGCAATCGACCAACAAATAAAAGACGCCTTCGAAGATTATGATCAAGATGAGTCGGATAGTTTAGATGATGATCATAAAGCGATCTTACATTAACCAGTATACTCCTTCACCCCGGTGGCATAGACTTATTATACACTGTTTTTAGCGACGTGTACAATATTATTTTTTAATTTCAAAGCAAAAATCATTTGTGTACTTTTTGTTCAATTCTGTGTATAATGGTATATATTATGAAATGGAGATCCCCATGACCAAAATTGCAAAGAAGAAAAGCGTTCATTATGTGAATAATGCCGAATTTTCTCAAGCAGTTGTAGATTACGTTACTTTAGCTAACCAAGCAAAAATTCAAGAAATAGAAGCGCCAATGATACCTACGTATATCGCGAAATGTTTCTTGCGCATTGCCGAAGGTTTATCACATAAACATAATTTTATTCGCTATACGTACCGAGAAGAAATGGTTATGGATGCAGTAGAAAATTGTTTAAAAGCTATTAATAATTATAATCTTGAAACTGCAACACGAACCGGAAAGCCAAATGCATTTGCGTATTTTACTCAAATTACATGGTATGCTTTCTTAAGGCGGATTTCGAAAGAAAAGAAGCAGCAAGACATCAAGATGAAATTCATAACAAGAGCAACAATTGAAGACCTAGTTGATGGATTTGATGCTACTGATGTAGGAGCAAATGAAATTATGAGCTATATCGATCAACTTAAGGAGAGGATTGATAAAGTTAAAACCCAGGACAAAGAAGTTAAAGACTTCGCTAAAGAAGAAAAGAAACGGAAAAAACGTGCAATTCACGCAGATTCAGACCTAACGGAGTTTTTAGAATGAGCAATGTATATATCGCGCCTGTAGGAGTAGATTCCGATGGCGATTTGACACTTACCTTTCCGGATGAGCTATTAGCTGCAATGGATTGGGAAGATGGATCCGTTATAGAGTGGATTCAAAATGATGATAACACTTGGACGTTAAGGACATGGAATGCTGATAGCGGTTCTTAATGATACTCATTGCGATGTTCGAAACTCGGCTGATATTTTTTTAGAAAACCAAACAAGGTTTTATACTGATACATTTTTCCCATATTGCCAAGAGCATGGTATTACAAATGTTATTCATTTAGGAGATTATTACGATAACCGTAAACAAGTTTCGGTGAAAGCTATTCATCATAACAGGAAAATATTTTTAGACCCACTACGTGATCACAATATGCAAATGGATATCATTCCAGGTAACCATGACGTATATTATAAGAACACAAATGACCTTTGTACTCTTAAAGAATTACTTGGTCATTATATGAATAATATTTCTATTATCATGGAACCTGTTGTTTACGAATATGATGGCTTGGATATTGGCTTGGTCCCTTGGATTAATAATCAAAATTATCATAGCACGGTAGACTGGCTTCAGAATACCAAAGCTAGCATTATTGGTGCACACCTTGAATTAACTGGATTTGATATGATGCGCGGTGTTACATCAACAACAGGAATGGATGCTGCTCTTTTTAAACGATTTGAGATGGTACTGTCTGGCCACTTCCATACAAAATCTCAGCGTGATAACATATACTATCTTGGCAATCAAATGGAATTAACATGGGCAGATGCTAATGATCCTAAATATTTTCATGTATTAGATACGAAAACTCGTGAACTTACACCTGTTAGAAATCCTAATACATTATTTAAAAAACTTGTGTACAATGACGAGAAAATAGATTATAATACTATAGAGATACCAAACTGCAGTAATAGTTTTGTAAAAGTTATAGTACAGAAAAAGACTGATCATTTTGTCTTTGAAAGATTCTTGGATAAAATTCAGTCTCAAGAAATATATGATTTAAAAATTGCTGAAAACTTTCAAGAGTTTATTGGTGAGAATGTAGATGATAAAGGTATCGACGTTGAAGACACGTCTGAATTACTTAATACCTATATTGATAATGTTGATACCGATCTAAGTAAAGAAAGGATCAAAGGTGAAATGAAAGATTTAATGACAGAGGCACAAGCACTTGATATCGTTTAGAACAGTACGGTACAAAAATTTCTTAAGTACCGGTAATAGTTTTACTGAGATTAAATTAGATCGGTCTCAGTCGACATTAGTTGTAGGTCAAAACGGTTCTGGCAAATCCACGATGTTAGATGCAATCTCATTTGGCTTATTTGGTAAGCCTCACCGTAATATTAATAAACCGCAGCTTGTCAACTCTGTTAATCAAAAGCAATGCGTTGTTGAAGTAGAATTTGATGCCGGTAATTCTAACTTTAAAATTGTTCGGGGTATCAAGCCTGGGTTTTTTGAGATCTGGAAAGATGGGAATATGATTAATCAAGATTCTCATAATAAAGAATACCAAAAAATGCTTGAGCAAAATATTCTTAAACTTAATCACAAATCTTTCCATCAGGTGGTCGTCCTAGGTAGTAGTAGCTTTATTCCTTTTATGCAACTACCGGGCGGCCACCGGCGTGAGGTGATAGAAGATCTACTTGATATTAATGTGTTCTCTAAAATGAATCAAATTCTAAGAGAAAAGAATGGAGCACTCAAAGATAAAACAAGTGAGGTTATATACCAACTTGACTTAATTAAAAACAAAATTGAAACACAAAAGAAATATATCCGTGACGTTAAAGCTCTTAATAAAGAGTATGCTGATAAAATAAAAGAAGAAATTACTGAACTTGAGGAAGAACAATCTGGCCTTACGTCAATGAATTTAGACTTGTCAAATTTTATTGAACTCAATTCAGAAAAGGTACAAACCACACTGAATAGGTTATCAGATAAGCAAAGTGCATTAAAAGAACAAGAGCATGAATTAAAATCTGAAATTAAAAAACTTGTAAAGGAAACAAAATTCTTTGAGCAAAATACTATATGCCCAACATGTTCTCAAGATATTGTAGAAGATCTTAGAACCACAAAGATTAATGACGCATCTACTTCGGCCAGGTCAATTAATTCAAAGATCAAAGTTATTGAAGAAGATAGTAATCAAGTTAAATCTGACATTAGTGTTGCAACTCACGTTCAAGCAACGGTAAGTAGTAAACATCATCAGCTATCAGCTAATAACAAACGTCTGCAGCAGATATCAAATAACCTCTCATCTAAGCGAGGAGACCTATCGACTATTGAAACTGGTGGAGGGGATTTAGCAGAAGCAACAGCTGCCTTTGAAAACCTTTCTACGCAGAAAGATGATCTTACTGAGCAAAGGCTTATATTAAGCGATCAACGATCATATAATGAAGTAATCAGTGAAATGTTAAAGGATACCGGCATTAAAACAAAGATTATTAAGCAGTATCTTCCAGTAATAAATAAGCTCGTTAATCAATATTTACAAATCTTAGATTTCTTTGTACATTTTGACCTTAATGAGTCTTTTCAAGAAACTATACGCTCTCGCCATAGGGACGAGTTTACATATGATTCATTTTCAGAAGGAGAAAAACAGAGAATCGATTTGTCTCTATTATTTACATGGAGGCATATCGCAAAAATGAAGAACTCAATCTCTACGAATCTATTGATTCTTGATGAGACATTTGACTCTTCACTAGATGTAGATGGTGTTGAAAATCTGCAGAAAATATTATCGCATCTAGATGATACAAACGTATTTGTTATATCGCACAAAGGTGATATACTAGATGGCAAATTTAGATCTAAAATCGAATTTATAAAAGACAAAAACTTTAGCAAAATGGTGGCGTAATGGGTATTGGTATTATATTATTGACGAATTTATTCGTAATTGGTGAACAAAAATTCTTTGATATGGCAGAGGCATATTTAGACAAGGGGTGTGTATGGCATTGGGTAGGCCGTACTGAAGTAACAAATGAAATTGCTTTACCAACAATTGAAAAAGATGGAACTAAAGTTTACTATTTACATATTTGTGAAAAATAACGATGTACTTAATAATGTTTATGTGTTATAATATATACTATAGAAATGATGGAGTATAGAATGGAATTAAGTGAAAATACCTTGCAAGTTCTCAAGAACTTTTCTACAATTAACCAAAACCTGATGATACGGACTGGAAATACAATTAAGACTATTTCTGAAGCACGTAATGTATTAGCTACCGCCGTAGTTGATGCTGAGTTCTCACAAGATTTTGGTATATATGATCTCAACGAATTCATCGGAGTGCTCGGCTTAGTAGACACTCCGCGTCTAAAATTTGACCCCGAATTTGTCACCGTAGGTGATTCAAGCGGCCGGTCAAAAGTTAAATACTTCTTCTCACCAGAAGAAACTTTAACGACTCCTCAGAAAGATATCACTATGCCTAGTGCTGATGTTAAATTTGTATTGGATAATAATACATTGAGCAAACTCAAGCGTGCGGCTTCAGCTCTTGGGCATAGTGAGGTATCCATTACTGGCAAAGATGGTGTACTTAGGCTTTCTGTGGTTGAAAACCAAAACTCAACGTCAAATGCATATTCGATCGATATCGATGGCGATTTTGGTGGTGCTACATTTAACTTTATCTTAAACATTGCGAATCTTAAGATTCTACCAGGTGATTATGATGTAAGTATTTCGTCGAAGCTTATTACAAACTTCGCACATAAAGAGCTCAATATTAATTATTGGATTGCTCTTGAAAAAACGTCGACATATACAAATTAAGGAGTCCTTATGACAGATAATGCAAATAACCTTGCTGACTTGGCAAATAAAATTTCACGCAGTACAATTGCTGTAGTGGATGCAATCACCCAACGTGGTGGATTTAAAGGCGAAGAGCTTTCTACTATTGGTCAATTGCGTGATCAATGCGTACAAGCAATTTCTCTTGTTGAAACAATTCAGCAAGAAGAAGCTGTTAATGTAGATGAGTAATCGGGGGCACTGTCCCCCTTCCCCCCTTTTTGCTTGAGATTATATTATGAATGATTTTTTATGGGTCGAAAAATATCGGCCAAAAACTATTGGTGATTCTGTTTTACCAGATTCACTTAAATCTACTTTTCAAAAGATTGTAGATGGCGGTGAAATGCCTAATATGTTATTTACTGGCACTGCTGGTCTTGGTAAGACTACAGTGGCCAAAGCTTTATGTAATCAATTAAATCTTGATTGGATCATAATTAACGCTTCTGAGTCTGGTAACATTGATACGCTTCGTACAAAAATTAAACAGTTTGCTTCTACTGTTTCACTGCAAGGTGGATATAAAGTAGTTATTCTTGATGAGGCAGATTATCTAAATGCCCAATCTACTCAACCAGCCCTTCGTGGCTTCATTGAAGAATTCGCAAATAATTGCAGGTTTATTCTAACTTGTAATTTTAAAAACCGGATCATCGAGCCGTTGCATTCTCGTTGCGGTGTATACGAGTTTAACACCACTAAAAAAGAACTCGCTGGACTCGCTGCTCAATTTATGAAGCGAGCTACATTCATCTTAGATGAAGAAGGCGTTAGCTATGAGCAAAAAGCAGTAGCTGACTTAATTATGAAACATGCTCCAGATTGGAGGAGGATTTTAAATGAACTTCAGCGATACAGTATGGTGGGCAATATTGGGACTAGCACTAGCGGTGACGCTATTTCCTACGATTCCCTCTTTGCTCACTTAAAAAGTAAAGACTTTAAAAAGATGCGTTCATGGGTAGCACAAAATGTTGACGCCGATGCATCAGCTATCTTTCGTGCAATCTATGATCGTATGGTAGAAAAGATCAGGCCCGAGTCAATCCCTCAGCTCGTTTTGATCTTGGCCGATTATCAATATAAAAACGCTTTTGTTGCAGATCATGAACTCAATATAGTTGCGTGCATGACTGAAATTATGGCTAATGTTGAATTCCTATGAAAGTAGGATTAACAGCATCAACATTTGATTTACTTCATGCTGGACATATCGAAATGTTACGAGAAGCAAAAACTCAATGTGATTATCTTATAGCCGCACTTCAAATTGATCCAAGTATTGATAGAGAAAATAAGAACAAGCCAATTCAAAGCGTTGTTGAAAGATATACGCAACTGGAATCTGTTAGGTTTGTTGATGAAGTTATTCCATACCTGTATGAACAAGACCTAGAAGACATCTTACAAATGAGGAAAATTGATGTAAGAATCTTGGGTGATGAATACAGAGAAAGAGATTTCACAGGTAGAGATATATGTAAAGCTCGGGATACGGATTTATACTTTAATAGTAGAGATCACCGGTTTTCAACTAGCGAATTGCGCGCACGTGTTACAAAGGGAGAAAGTAAATGAATCCGTTCGATTATCTAAATGCTATTAATTATTCTAAAAAAGATATCATGATCGATGATCTAACAGAAAAATCTTATAATTCTTTTATGGTTAATCGCAGTCTATCGTACTTTCCAGATACGGTGTTAGCTGCAAATGAAATGAATATTCACCATCAAATAGACCAACGTCTACAATTTGATTTTCTTATAAATATTATTCGTAAGCGGAAACGCTTTTCAAAATGGAATAAAAAGAAAACCGACAGTGACGTGGAAGTTGTGAAAGAATATTATGGCTATAACGAAGAAAAAGCCCTACAGGCCCTTAGCATTCTATCCACAGACCAACTCAATGAACTATATAAAAAGGTGAAAAAAGGTGGAAGAAGCTAAACTCGTAGAGTGGAACCCAAGCAAAATGCTTGAGATCATTCTTAACGAACCAGACGATTTTTTAAAAGTAAAAGAGACGCTTACACGGATTGGAGTAGCATCCCGTAAAGAAAAAAAGCTATTTCAATCTTGTCATATACTACATAAGCAAGGTAGATATTTTATAGTGCATTTTAAAGAACTCTTTTTATTAGATGGTAAGAAATCTAATTTAGAAGAAAATGATGTAGCACGTAGAAACACCATTGCTACTCTTATGAGCGATTGGGGATTAGTATCAATCGAAAACAAAGAGGAAAGCCAACCGTTAGCTCCTTTAAGACAAATCAAAATTATATCCTTTAAAGAAAAAGACCAATGGGAACTTTGCCCAAAATATAATATAGGAAATAAGTAGAATTTGGGGTGTGGTCCACCTAGCAACAGAACGGACTGATTTTTTAATTAATTACTATAGGGCTATTTATGGATCAATTGTTTGCTCTAGATTATGAACCTTCTGAATTTGAATACTACTCACAAAAAAGAAAAGTTAAAAAGGATCGAAAGCAAAGGAGACGGGAACAAGACGGATTACCGCCGTTATATGATATAACACCTATGACATATGCTCAGAGACAGGTATTTGAATCATATAACCAAGGCTGTAACCTGATGTTACACGGATGTGCTGGAACAGGTAAAACTTTTATCTCAGCGTATCTTGCCATAAGAGATATCATGCAAAAGGTTGATGGCAAAACCCAACTGCAAATCATACGTTCTGTAGTACCAACCCGAGATGTAGGATTCCTTCCTGGTAGTCTGGCTGAAAAGGCCAAAGCATACGAAGCGCCTTATATACCAATATTCGCAGACCTTTATGGTCGCGGAGATGCATACGAAATACTAAAGAAAAAAACTAAAGTGAATTTTGAAACCACTTCTTTTATTAGAGGGTTAACATTTGATGATGCTATTATCATAGTCGATGAAGCTCAGAACCTCACTTTCCATGAATTAGATTCGGTTATTACCCGTATTGGTGATAATAGTAGAATCATATTTTGTGGTGATTTTACTCAAACTGATTTTAAATGGAAAGATGAACAGCAAGGAATTGTTGACTTCATGAGAATTATCAGTAAAATGAGATCGTTTGATAGTATCGAGTTCCATAGACAAGACATTGTCCGAAGTGAACTTGTCAAAGATTATATTTGCACAAAACTAGATTTGGGAATGTAAATGTGTACATTCTAATTAAATTGTGTTATAATAGTACCACTATCAATTAAAAAATTAATTATACGGTAGAAATACCGTATATATAATAACGGATGCGAAATGGTTTCGGTCCTAGCATAACCTTGCTTTTATTAGGAGGTCAATCATGACAGCACAAGGTGTACATACTCTTTTCCCTCGATCAGCGTTTTTGGGTTTCGATCATTTATTTGATGAACTCGATCGTGTTGCAAAACATGCAAACGATAACTATCCGCCACATAACATTGTCAAAATTAATGACACTAGCTATTTAATTGAGTTAGCTGTTGCTGGTTTCGCTCGCGATGAGCTTGACATTGAAGTGAAAGATAGATCGCTGACGGTATCAGGGAAACATGAGAATCGAGGCAGAGAATACGTCCATAAGGGCATCTCAGCCAAGAAGTTTCTCCGTTCATTCCGACTGTCGGAATATGTTCAAGTAAACGGAGCAGATCTAATAGACGGCGTACTTGCTATTAATTTAGAGGTAGTCGTCCCAGAAGAAATGCGTCCTCGTAAAATTGGTATTTCAAAATCACGAGGAGTCACAAATGACAACACAAACAATAGCGTTCCGGAGACCCACTTTCTCACTGAAGAAAGCGCTTCAACCGGTAAGTAATACTCTCGTTCACCTCTATGAGGCGTTCGTGGAAGCTCGTCGTTTAAAGGCGGCAATGGAAACAGCACAGATATTACAATATCATGCTGAGTACAAGAATATGCCAGTAGTAGATATTTACAAGGATATCCTAGCAAATACTACTCCCTTTAAAGTAAACGACAAATAAAACTGGGGCGGTGAGAGCCGCCCTTTTCACTGGAGAAAATATGAAACTATCTAACAATTTTTCACTAGCTGAGTTCACAAAATCTCAGACCGCAGAACGTAAAGGCATTGATAATACCCCGGAAGGAGATCATCTAGATGCAGCGATCGCTCTTTTTGAGAATGTTGTACAACGTGTACGAGACGAGTTTGGTCCTACTGTGCTTAATAGTGGTTATCGCTCCCCTGAGCTTAATTCTGCTGTTGGCGGCTCTAGTACGAGTCAGCACTGTAAAGGTCAAGCAGCTGATATCGAAGTACCCGGAACACCGAACGCAGAACTAGCAGAGTGGATTCGTGATAATCTAGATTTCGATCAGTTAATCCTTGAGTTTTATACTCCGGGCATTCCTGATTCTGGCTGGGTTCATGTTTCTTATAACCCTGATGGGGAAAACCGTAAATCAATTTTAACAGCATCTCGTATAGATGGCAAAACACAATATAGTGAAGGAATTAATGCATAATGGCAACTAGAACAATGGCCGGCGTCTCGTGGCGCCCTGAGTCAACCGGTAAAGGTACATCGATTGGTAGAGGTATACTCAAGACATCAAGTATGAACAAGAGCAAAAAACGTTCTTATAAAGCATATAGAGGCCAGGGAAAATGAATGCCAATTTACTACCACCTGTTGTGCCAAATGTCACTTTCAAGAAGAGAGTGAGAGATGAATCTATTGGAGGGGATAACCCATTCAAATGGATAGACCTAACAACAAAAGAGATTTTTCTAGGCAATCGGGTTTTAGTGTTTTCTTTACCAGGGGCATTTACTCCTACTTGTTCCACATATCAAGTGCCTGGATTCGTAGAACAAAGCCAAGCTATTAAATCACATGGAATAGATCAAATCTATGTACTATCGGTTAACGATACATTTGTTATGAGAAAATGGATGATCGAGCAAAATGCATTTGGTAAGATTGATTTCCTTCCAGATGGGAATTGTGAATTTACTGATCAAATGAATATGGCTATGGATATGTCTATAATAGGCTTTGGTAAAAGATCACGTAGGTATGCCATGATTGTAGAAAACGGTGTTATTGAACAGATGTTCATTGAACCCAACTCTACAAGAAAAAATCCTGATCCGTATGGAGAATCATCGCCGGAATCAGTTCTAAACTATTTAGAGATGATTAAACCGGATGTAGTATATGGTTGAAAAATATGTGCCCGAGACTGACTCAGCTGGTTATACTTGGTCTGATTTTGTAGACGAGTTTTGGGGCGTTACCCGGGTGCATGATAAATGTGGTACACCTGATTGTTGCAAAAAGTGTAAGTAATCTACACTTTTATGTACATAAAACTGTATGTAAAAAAGTGTAAATAATAGTATACTTTTCTGCCAATACAGTGTATAATGGTCTATTCGTTATGGAGAAGTTATGTCATTTTATACGTCTATAAGTCGTTATGCAAATTCAATTCTTTACCGTGGTTATTCTGACAGCGGTGAACGTGTCCAAAGAAAAGAAAAATTCAAACCTACATTATATACAAAAGCTCGAGAAATCACGGGCTGGACATCTATTGATGGAACTGATGTAGATGCTATCAAATTTGATTCAATGAAAGAGGCAAAAACCCATATAGAAATGTATCGCGATGTTGCTGGATATAAGCTGTATGGTGCTAAGAACTATCTTCACCAATATATCACAGAAAAGTTTCCACGTGATATTACCTTTGATCGTGATATGATTAATGTTCTTACGATTGATATTGAAACTGCATACGAAGATGGATTTCCTGATCCATCTAAAGCAGATCAACAAGTGTTAGCAATTACTGTTAAATCTAGCAAGAATGAATATTACCGCGTCTGGGGGTATGGTGACTTTGATACAGAAAAATCTTTGATTCAGCCTGTGCATTTTATCAAGTGTGAATCAGAATTTGATCTGCTTACAAAGTTTCTTCATTATTGGAATAACCCTGTTCATAGTCCAGATGTTGTAACTGGTTGGAATACTCGATTCTTTGATATTCCATACCTTGTCAATCGTACTGGAAAGATAGTCGGCGCAGAAGCTGTTAACAAATTCTCACCATGGGGATTAGTTGATTATCGTCAAGTTACCAGGCGTATGAGAAGCGAAGATACATATGATCTCAAAGGTATCAGTCAATTAGATTATCTAGAACTTTTTCAAAAGTTCGGTTATTCATATGGTGCACAGGAATCATACAAGCTGGATCATATTGCTTCGGTAGTTCTTGGTGAAAAGAAATTGTCGTTCGAAGAATCCGGATCATTGCGTAATCTTTATAAAGATGACTATCAGAAATATATTGATTACAACATGAAAGATGTTCAGCTCGTAGAACGCCTCGAAGACAAAATGGGCTTGATTACTCTTGCTATTACTGTGGCGTATAAAGGTGGTGTGAATTACAATGATACATTTGGTACTACATCAATATGGGAATCAATCATCTATCGTAAGCTTCAATCTCTGCGTAAAGTGCCACCACTTGAGGTAATACCTGCTGTAAAACAATCATTTGCTGGTGGTTATGTTAAAGAGCCACAAGTTGGGTTACATGATTGGGTCGTGTCATTCGATTTAAACTCTCTG